TTATAGTATCTGCTTTTAAATTTACAGCAATAATTCCAAAAAATAATACAAAACCTATAAAAACTAAAGTTACTGTAAGTCTATATTTTTCTAGTTCTAGTGCTTCTATTTGTTTTTTTGTTATTTTGCTGTTCATCTAATGCCTCTTGTTCTTTAAGTTCTAAAACAGTATTTATTTTTTCTTGTAAACGAATCATATCTTGGTCTAATAAACGAAGTTGGTCTGTTAGTCTTATAATTGTTTTTTTCATTTCTGATATAGCAGGGTCTATAATATTTGTAATTGTTTGCCATACAAAGTAAACAAAATATCCTAATCCTACTACCATAATTGTTGTAAAACCAAATTTTTCTACTAAAACAATTATGTCCATTAATCTCTTCTAGCGTCTATTTTTCCATCTTCTACAAAATTTTCTGCTCTTGCTATTCTATCTAAATCAGGTTTTAAATTTAAAGCACTTGATACTGATGTATCTATACGAATTATATCGTTATTCATAATTGATGCTCTTGTAATAAGCATTTTAGTTATACCTTGTATGCTTTTAATATCATTTACAAGATTGCCCATAAGTTGTTTCATAATAAGAAATATAAAATAACCCATTATAAGACCACCAGCTATAGGTAAGCCGACCTTTTCTATAAGGTCAAAAACTTCCATTATTCTTTATTAGCTTCGCCTTTAAATGATTTACTGGAGCCTGATGTTCCTGCATATAAACCAAACCAAGCTGCTCCTGCACCTACAACAATAGATATAAGACCTGATTGTTCAAAGCTTGGCGATTCTAATGCCATAAACCAAAATGTTGTGTAGTAAAGTAAATACATATAAACACTTAAAAACATTCTTGGAAATATTCTCCAAGAGTCTACAGCTTGTGCTAGATGTATAACTTTTTGCCATGGATTAACATTAGTTGTATCTTCTAAATCTCTTATTTTATCTTTTAAAGTTGAAATTTCTTGAATCATAGCCATGAACTTATTAAGGTCCATTTCTACTTCATTTCTATCCATATCTCCGCCAAATCTACCTTGTCCGTCATTCATTAGTAATCACCCCATATTTTTGTTTTTTTACCACCTTCATAAGTAACAGCATGACCTTCATCTATAAGCATTTGACAAATGTCTTTGCCATCTTCTGTATAAGGTATGCCTAATATACGACCATATTTACCTTTACCTAAAGATTTAACTTTTATACTACCAACACAAAGTTCTTTAAGTCTTTCTTTTGCAGCAAGTCCTAATTTTTTTTCAGCTAAATCTCTAGTTCTACTTTCTGGTGTATCAATTCCAGCAAGTCTAACACGCTGTTTATGTAGCTTTACATCAAAACCTAAATCAAGACAACAATCAAATGTGTCTCCATCTACTATTCTTTCTAGTGTAGCGTTATATACAAACGCATCTGGTGCATTAGCCATTATCTTTTTTTTCCTTTATGTAAGCCATGTCTTGCGTGTTGTTTACCTTTTCTTGTAGCTGCTCTTTTTTTTCTATTAGCTGCTGCAAGTTTTTTTCTACCTTTTGGTGTAGATTTTAATCTATTTATTTGTGCTTTTGGTGCATATACCTCACCTGTTTCAGATGATTTTTTACCGCTAGGAGTAGTCCACTTTTGACTTGACCATGTTTTTAAACTTTTTTGAGATTTTTTTAATGGCATTATTCTTCCTTATCATTATATAAATTATCAAATACTTGATTTACATCTAAAGTGTAATCTAAATCAGATTTACTATAATGAATATGTTGAGAAGGTTTAAAGTCTGGAGCACCTTCTCCTAATTCAAATTGTGCAGGTCTTGTAACTCTTACTCTATTATTAGGTAAAGCAACTATATTTCCTGTCCATTTTCCTGCATCTAATAATTCAAGAACATGATTTTGTTTATGTTGAGCAGGGTCATCTGCTGTATCAGATTTTGTGTAATCCACAGTAAAGTAATACTTTGCAGGATAAAATTTACCATCAATTTTTGCCATCCAAGGACATGGAGTACAATTTTCTAATACATATATACTGTGTGTACGAGATGCACAATCCCAAGGTTGTGCTGCCCAAACTTCCATAGGTTCAGCCCATTCTTCAAAAGGTGTATCACCTACAAGAGCTGTAATAGGCATACGAGCCCACATAGCTCCACCATGAATATTTGATTCATCTGTATCGTATGTTTCTGCACCTGTAAAAATTACTTGGAAAGACAAACATCTTTTTGGAATTGTTGTAACTCCAATAACCATAGCGTGTAAAAATTCACCATGATATTTTTCGTGATTGTGTGTATATTCTTTTCTAACCCAACACTTAAAATAAGGTATGCTGCTTTGCAAATAAGCCATTTACTTATATCCGCCACCTGCTTTTTTATAAGCTTTTGCTAACATTTGTGCTTTTCTTGCTGACCATTGTCCAGGTCTGCCACCTTTACCACCAGCTTTTATTCTATTAAATATACGCTTACGCATACCTGGTTTAGTGTAATTACCAGCTTTATTTACTGTGCTTTTACCTTTTTTAAATTCTGTAACTTCTCTTTTAGCTCTACTCACGATAAAAATCCTGCTGTTATTACAGTAGCTACTATAAATGGATAAACTGCCCATATCATCATTTCAATTTTATCAAAACGCTGTGAGCCATCTTCTAATCTTTTGTCAATGCTTTTGTATAATGCTTTACATTCTCTTTCGTGAGATTCTATAGCATTTAAAGCATCTTTAATTGTTGCCATTACTTTTTTGGTGCTACTTCTTTAGCTCTACCAATATTTAAAGCTAATGTATCTATAAGTTTATAAAGTTTACCAATCCAAACATCATCTTTTGGTGTTGGTGTACTTGCTGCTATTAAACTAGAAATAGTTACAATAGCTGTTATCCACATAATAATTTCTATTATCATATTTTCTCCTTTGTTTTAATCTGCATTAACAGACTTAATGTTATTATAGTGCAAAAACATCTAATCGCCTATAACCACATCAAAAGCTAATACATATCTATCTATTTTTGGTATTCCTTCTTCAGCCTGATGATATAGTCTTGAATCAAATACATTCCAATAATTTACTTGCGGTTTTATTTTTTCTTCATCACAAAATCTAGTTCCAAAGTTAGTTTTAGTTAGATAAGCTATTGCTGATATACTAAATTTTTTAGAATCATATACATGATTATGTCTTAATGAATCTATTTCTTCGTTTGCTTTGTTTAAAAATACCCAACATTTTTTATGTAAAATATTTGGTTGATAGCCTAAATATTTAGATACAGTAGTATCAATAGATTTATTTAATTCTTTAAAGTGTTTATATAAAGTCCCGTTAGATTGAACCCTTGCGTGTTCACATTTTGGATATTTTTTACAACAAGGATTTTCTTTAATAAAATAATTTAGTTTTTTTAAAAATTTTTTATCGTTTATTTTTTTTAAAATATCACAATGATAGGTTTCGTACATTATTATTTAAAAAACGCTGGCAATCCTATCATAGGTCTACCATCAAATTTATTTTGTTTAGCATCTTTACTACTTAAATTGTTGTAGTGTAAAAAAACTTGTCCACAATTTTTACCTTTAAAAGGTTCTCTCCAATGCTCTAAATCACAACCACGATACATCAACATATCACCTTGTTTTAAATCTATTTTAATATTAGGCTCTAAATATATTGACCATTCATCTCCGCCTAAATGCATTGTGGTTGATATTTCACAAGCATATCTATCTTTGTGTTTATGCAATTCATCGCCTTTTTTATAAATTCTAGCATATGAATATGTTTCAATAAGTTCTATACCTGTTTCTTTTTCCATTATAGGTTTTACTTTTTGTAATAAAGTTTCCATAACTATATCTGAATAATGTGAATAGGTTTCTGGCACTTGTGAATCATTCCAGACTCCAAAGTATTCAGTAAATTGTGATATATAATGGGTATCAAACAAATGTCTAGCTACTTTTCTTTTGTTTAAAAAATACTGATAACAAAAATCTGCTAATTCTTTTGATATTGCATTTTTAATTATTTGGTACTTTTGTTTTTTAAAACTCATCGAAACTCCTATTGAAAGTTTGCAACCATAACTATTCTTTTTTCATCTTTATCGGGACTTTCTTGAAAGTGTGTTAATTTGCCATCAAATAAAATTACATTATCTTCTTTTGGATTTGAATAAAATTTTTGTTCATCTTCTCCTAAAACTACTGTTCTACCTTTTGCAAATGTATTTAAGTAAACTATAACAACTTTATGTGGTAAGTTTAAATCTGTGTGAGGCACGCTTTCTTTTACACAACTATATGGTGTCATGTTTATATTCATACGATACATAATTTCAAAATCTATATTATTAAAATCTAATATTTCTTTTAAAATAAAATAACATTGGTGAAAATAACCAGAAGAGCTTTCGGGTATAGCAGGTACTTTTTTTCCATCGAGTTCATGTACGGGTCTGCCTAAAAGACAATGAGCAAAAAACCCCATGTCTTTTTTATTTGTTTCATGTACAGTCTTATCAAGATAATACCAAGGGAAACTATAGCTTGATATTAAATTTTTTAAATTTTTATAATCTTCTGTTACAGGATTTTTTAATTCAGTAATCATTTAAACGGATATCCTAAATTCCAACACACTAAGGAGTGCCGTGTTCCTTTTGTTACAGGCTTAACTCTATGCCAAACAAAAGAAGGAAAAACTATTACACTTCCTTTAGCTCTTATTTCTTTACATATTCTTGGCTGAGAGCCTTCATCTGTATTTCTGAAATCAAACTCTAAATCACCGCCTTCATATTTATCTGGGTCTGTAAGCGATATAGTCATACTAAGTTTTCTTAGTTTACCATGTACATTTTTGTTGTCTGGTTGGTTATAAGACTCTTCATGTGAATCACAATGCCAATCGTAAAATTGCCCTTTTTTATATTCTGTAAATTGACAAGCTTCACTAAAATCCCAATCAAAATTCCAATTAGCAAGTGCATTTGCTTGATTTACATATGGTTGAATTTCTTTGTATATCCATTTATCAGACATCCATACTACATCAGACTTTCGTTTCTTTTGAATGTTTTTAAGTTGTAAGTTAGTAAGATTATCTTTTTCAGAATTACCTGTAAGAGCTATTTCTTTATCTTGCTCTTTACCATAACGCACTATTTCATCACATATTCTTTCTGGTATAGCTGACTGAAAATACCAGTAGTACCATTTAAGATTCATTTTTTATTTTGTAATTAATTTGTCCAATTACCAGCTTTTACAAAGTCATAAACTTCATCCAAACTCCACATACCAGATGCTCCTGATACGAAACTAACTTCAGGTTCTTTAGTAATAACTACACCAGAGCCGCCATTTGTTGTGCTTGATGGACTATCTGCACCTGCACCTCCTGCTCCTACAGTTATGGTATAAGGTGTGCTACCTACAACAGTTAATGTAGATTCAGCCGAAGCACCGCCACCAGAACTTTCGCCTGGAACAGAACATCTATAGCCTCCAGCTCCGCCACCGCCTCCGAAGTTTTGGAACCCAGTAATAGCATCACTCCAACCACCACCGCCTCCACCAGTATTTGCTGTGCCACTAGCACCTGGATAAGTGTTTGCAGGTCCATTTCCTCCAGCTCCACCGCCTCCAGCACCTCCAGTACCAGTTTTTAATGGAGAATTGACATAGTTACTTGTACCGCCTCCGCCTCCGCCTCTTGTTACAGACGAACCTGTTATTGATGATGCGAGTCCATCACCACCATTTCCACTATGCCTATCTGGTGTATTATGAGGTTGATGGTTTTCTCCTACTTCACTTGCACCACCGCCACCGCCAGATAAATCTGTGCCGCCATGTGCTGCTCTTATACCATTACCACCTGCAAAACCTTGACCTGAAGTACCTGTACCAGTAGCAAAACGCCCACCACCACCACCTGAACCTCCAGGCTGGTTGCCAGGGTTGGGTGTAAAATAACCTGTATCACCACCACCGCCGCCAACTGTGTCTACAGTTGTAATAGGAGTTCCTGCTATAGAGGAGGTTCCACCTCTAGAGCCTACAGTAAATGTTGGAGCTACAGGATGTCCTCCGCCTCCGCCACCTCCTGCAATAATAAGGTATTGTAGTGATGTTGTGGCTGCACCTGTTGTTAAAGTTCCACTAGAATTAAAAGTGGTTATTACTGCACTTTGCGTACTTGTTGTTGGTTCATTATCTGGTCCAATTATTCCACCATTATCATCTGACATATTTAAACCTCACTCCATGACAAACCACTTGCATCCCATTCATAGTCTGTTTCTGTTTGTAAATTTTCACCTGTATAAGTTTTACCTAACCACTTTTGATTATCTTCATCCCAAAGAATAAGTACAGGATTAGAGTCAACTTCATCTACATTAGGATAAGTTACAGGTGCTTGCCAATCATCATTAGAGTCTAACGACCAAGAAGCAAAAGGTTTTGGTAAGATAAATTTGTCTTTCGCTGCATCGTAGGTAAGTCCTATGCCCGCATATTGTTTGCGTTGATTATTATTATAAGAAGTTTGTTTCCAAGCAACACCATTTTCTGAATGTGGTATTAGATTAGCTACAAAGGTTTCTGCTTGTGATGAATAGTCTCCACCATTAGCATCTACATCTTCGTTAGATATTACTATTACTTGTATTACTTCGTTATTGTTATCAAGTTCTGCAAAATGAGCCATATTCTAACTCCTTACGCATCATCTAAAATTTCACCAGAAACTGTATATTCTAAATCACTATTAGCACTACCTTGTATTTTTAGTATATCTGTTTCATCTAAATAAACAGTAGTAGATAATAAAGATAATGTTGAGTCTGCTGGTACTGAAATAGTTGAAGCTATAGCACGGGATGTGCTGCCATTATCGGTTGATATCGATACACTTATATCTGCTGCATTTGTACCATCTATATTTGCAATTAATATTGTGTTTACTTTATATAATTTATCAGAAGCTACATCTATAATGTCCTGATTAGAAGTTGTAACTGCACCATTTATTGTGAATGGTAAAATGGATGTTACATTTACTATATTTACTGATGCCATATTTTTCTCCTATATTATCCGAATACAATAGCCATGGCAATGGCTTTACCTGTTGAGGTTTTTGTATCTAGTTGAGTTTGTATATTGGAAGTTACTCCATCACTATAATTAAGTTCTGTTGCGGTGGCTGTTACTCCATCTAAAATATTAAGTTCTGCTGCTGTTGAAGTAATAGCTGTTCCATCATAATTAATTGCATCAACATAAATAGTGCCATCAAAATAACCATCTTTAAATTCTAAAGAACTAGTTCCTAAATCAATATCATTATCTGTTGTTGGAACAATAGAACCATTATTAAATGTTACCTGAGTATCACCTCCATTTGTAATAGTAATAACATCTGAACCACTAAAAGTAATAGATGTATTAGTATCGCCATCACCTGTAATTGAATCTAGTTGTATATCACCAACATTTGTTACATCAGCATCATTAAATGATGTAGCACCAAGAGTATTAGAAGCTGCTGTAGAAGTAATACCAGCAGCCATAGTAACACCACCACCATCAGCTATAGTTATAGCATCATCTCCATCAGTATATTCTATTAGGGGGGTTTGAATTGAAGAACTGGTTTCAATAATACCACTTGTTTGTAAATTTAAAGTAGCAAAAGCATCTACCATTGCTCCACCAGAACCAGCACCATCAGAATAAATAACTTTAGTTTTACCTGAAGGTATAGTTACTGTACCTCCAGTACCTTGTTTAATTATTATAGATTGAGAACCACTTGTTCCATTTTCTATAATCCATAGTTTAGATACTGTATTTGGTCCTATAGTAATAGTACAGGTAGAATCTAATGTACCTGTATATTTTAAGAATATAGACCTACCTGGGTCTGTTGCTCCATCTGCTATTGTAGTTGTGTGGGTATCAGCATTAGTTGTAATACCTTCTGTGCCATAACTAAAAGCTTCTGCTATTAATTCAAGATTTGTATTTGTAGTATCACCCCATGTTCCACTAGCATCGCCAGTAGCCATTTCGTTTAATCTTAAATCATTTACATATGAACTTGCCATAATTTTTTCCTTTTATTAATTAAGCTACTTCACTCCAATTTGGAGTTTGTGAAGTAGAAACTTCTGTGTAATTTGGTGTTTGAGAAGTGTCAACTAAACCCCAAACATTTACTCCTGTAATTCCTGATGATAATTCATCTAGTGTAGTAATTGTTATATCTGCATTAGCTTTAACTGTTTCACTACCTAAAGCTGTTGTTCCTGCTAAACCAGTAACTGATAATATATTAACACTAATTGTACTAACTGTTCCTAATGAACTTGTAGCAGAAATACCAGTAATAGCAACATTAGCTGCTGCAGATACAGATTCATCACCAAGAGTACCTACTGAGGCAGAACCAGATACACCTGTTACTGCTGCACCTGCTGTTATAGCATTACCTAGTGCTGATGTTCCTACATTACCTGAAGATGATATATTAGCTGCACCAGTAACTGTTTCGCTACCTAACGCAGATGTACCTACATTACCTGTAACTGAAACATCTACTGAGGTTGCACCCCAAGGTCCATCACCCCATGTACTGCGACCCCAACCAGTTGCCACTTAAAATCCTATGCTATTCTTATAATAGCATTTGAAGCATCTGCTGTTGGAAATTGAATAGTAAAATCTCCTGCTGTTGATGTTTTATCTCCACCAAAAGCAAGAACACAGACAGCAGGGTCTCCTGATGCACTATCATTAAATATTAAAGCTCCATTAGCAGTTATAGTAGCTGTACTAAATGTTAAATCAGCAAAATCTGTTAATGCTGTTGTTCCTGATGTTGAAGGGTCAACTCTTGTTAATGTTCCACCTTTAGCAGTATAGTTAGTACCACTAACTTCATTAGAAGTTGTATATGCAGTTGTACCTGCACCTAATGATGCAGAGCTTGTAT